ATTTATGACGATGCGTTTGCACCTTTTCGTCTAGCAAATCCCTTGCGCAAAGTCGCAAGACAAATTGCAACGATTGGTTCAGACGAAGCATTTGTAGTAAAAACTGGTAACTCGCAAGATACAACCAATCCTTGGGGTTACGCAATTAATACCAACGAAGGTAGTCCAAATCAACAGACTGCTTTTTGGCAACTTCCTGTGCGTGTCGTAAACGCTGTGTTGCCTGTTCGTACAGCCATTCTTTCTGACATTAACAATCTTGAAGAAACGATTGTTATGGACTTGGCACTTGAGTTTTCTCAAGTAGAAGCCCAATCCATGATGTTTAACAACGACCAAGCTGGTTCTACAACCACAGCTTATGGTGCTACGTCTGGTTTGCGTGGATTAAATGCTTATCCCGGATCAACCAGTGCGGCCGCTTTTGGAACTAACGGTTCTGCTATTACCAACGGCTTGCACACCGTATTGCAAGTCGCACAAGCATCAAACACAGCAGTTAGTTTTGATGACTTAGCTAACCTGATGGCCGCCCTACCTGCGCAGTATTTATACAATGAATCTACTGCATGGATGATGCACCCAACTACCATTGGTGTATTGCGTAAGCAAAAAGCATCTACGGGCGGCTCACCAATGTTTACTGAAGTTGGCGATGATGACGGCGGATCGGTAGTTTACATCTTTGGACATAGGGTTATCCCTAACCCATACATGGATGTATCTGGCGCAGGCAAGTTCCCTGTTTATTTGGCTTGCTGGGATTGCTTCTACACGATTGCTGATCGTGAGGAAATGAATATTAAGCGTTTTGACCAGACTGCCCCCGGCTTTGTTTATATGTTTGCCGAAAAGCGTGTTTGCTCAACAATTCGTGATGTATTCGCTGGAGTTCGTTTAGTTGGCCCAGCCTAAAGGATAGTTTATGCCAACCGATTATTTGATTAATGGCCCTTTCTTGGGGTCAAGTCGGAATCCGTATAGCTACGAGAAGGTTGAACAAACCAATCGGGATATTCTTACATCTTGGCTAACGCTGGATGAGATTACGCAACAGCTAAATCTTTTTCAAGACGAAAGCCAAGACGAATACCTTACCAACCTTGAATTAGCGACCCGTATGGCCATTGAGGACTATTTGGGTATGTCTATATTCCCGATTACCTATAAGGCTTACTACGGGGCTACAAACACGACTGGTACGCAAATGGCTTTAGACCTACCAGAAGTGTCGCAAGACTTTAGAAGTACGGCTGGCACGGTTATTAACTCGGTTGGCTATTGGAACGCTGATGTGCCACCTGTATTTGTTACTTTGGCGGTTTCTGAGTACTTTTATGACCCAACTGGCAATAAAGTAATCATTACTTCCGGTTTGCCGTCAGAAGTTAACACCATTATGACTGCGCCGGTTGTTTGCGAATTCACTGCAAATGCCAATCCTATAGCCCAATATCCAGTCATTAAACAGGCTGGTTTATTGCTTTTGACCCACTTATATAACAATCGTTCCAACACAACGGCTGGCGTAATGCATGACATTCCGTTTGGCGTTGCACAATTATTACGACCCTATAAGCCTTTGGTGATGTGATGGCAATAGCCCGTTATGAAAATGTTGTTATCAATACCGTTAGCAACTCCACAGACGATTTGGGGCAATATACGACTACGATTACCCCTTGGTTTACAAGCCGAGCCATCGTTAAGGATGTACGAAATAACCTACGCATCTCTGAACGCTATAGGGTATATCAGGATTTAGTTAACTTAACATTTAACTACACGCCAAACATGAAGTCGATTGTGGATGCCCAAGACGAATACAGCTTTACTTGGCGCAATCAGGAATGGCGTATTACGGATGTATTTGAATCTGATGACCGTATGAGCATTACTTTTGTTTGCTACTTTAACGCCCCGGATACGCCAGTATGACAACCCAGTTAAATCCTGTAGATTATGCAAAGGCTATTCAATATCAGCTTTCTGACATTGTTGACCCAGTGCCGGTGTATGCTAACTTTAACCGCAACTTTGCCAAAGAGCCTAAGTTTTTGACTTGGCAGTTACGAGATGTGCATCAGCCTGTTTATACGGGTCAGACCCAAAACAATAAAGGCATAGATACGCCCACATTCCAAATATCTGTTTTTAGTCAAAACATGTCGGATGCTTTTAATTTATCCAACGATATACTACAATCATTACATGGATATTCTGGGGTTTTTGGCAACCCTGCAAATAATGGTTTTTTTATTGCCAAAGCTGATGTAATTTGGTTATACAATACTTATGATAATGAGTTAGGTTTGCATCAAGTGTTCATGGATTGCACACTTTATGTGCCAGCATAAGATAAGAATGTTTAACTTTTTATGGAGTTTTAAAAATGGCACTAATTAATAAAGTTCTTCCCGGTTATGTAGCGACACTATGGTGTCAAGATGATGCTACGCCAACACCTTTTAGCGTGGCAAACCTATCTACATGGGCGCAAGTAGAAACCATTATTGGCACTTCTGCTGGCGGTCTTGGTTCAGCAGGTATTCAAGTTCCTGTAGAAGCAATTCCAGCTTTTGGTGCTGATGATGCATTTGCGGCATACTCGATTGCTGGTCAGCGTACCGGTGCTAGGATCACCACCCAAAATCAAGTTACTAGCTTGACCGTAACTGCCCCTTGGAATCCTGCCGATCAAGCACAGTTGTTAATCCGTGATGACGGATACAACGGTTCTATTATTCGTACCTATGTTATCGCTGTTTATGACGGCACAGATACTGTTGCTTATTCGTTTAATGGCCGTATTGGCGGTATGCAGTGGGATATGTCGCCCGATGCAGAAGGTAAGTTTATTTTTACAATCCACCCTGTGGGTGGAAACGAGTATGGTTGGTCTAACTCTTAATTAATTTAGCCCCCCGTAACTGGGGGGTTTTTTTAAATATGACAACACAGAACGCAAGCCAAGACTTATTAAATTACTTAATTGCACAGGCCAACTCTGGCCAAAAAAACTGGTTCGGATTTCAACAGCAACGAATTGCTGGAATTAATGTGGCATATGAAATTGCCAAAAACCATGCCGACAAAATGACACCGGAACAGTGTGCTGAATACGCCTTAAAGCTAAATAACGCCATTTACTCAAAGCTAGTCAAGGGCGACTAACATGACCGATTCGGTCAAATTCAAGTTTGAGGGCATGAAGGAATTTGAAGCCTTGTTAAAAGAAATGCAACAAGACTTTGAAGAAAAAACATCCAAAAAAATATTGAACAGAGCCGTTAGGAAAGCAATGGGTTCTGTGCTGGAATCTGCAAAAAGACTTGTGCCTGTAGATACTGGCGCTTTACGAGCATCTTTGCGTTTAGAGGTTCGCAAACCGGGGCGAAGGGATAAGCGATCTAAATATGTTGAGCCAACTGATATTGTCATTGGTAGCGTTACAACTGCGCCCGGTAATGTGTTGGCTAAGAAGAAGTTTATTAATCAACGCACTGGCAAAGAACAGATTGGTATTAATTCGGATGCAAGGGCAATAGCTAATGAATTTGGCACTGCAACAAAATCTGCTAAACCATTTTTGCGCCCAGCTATGGACACAGAAAAAGAAAAGGTAGTAGGAAGTTTGGCTGACAGCTTAAAAGCTGAGTTGGAAAAATATAGGTCTAAATATAGGAAGAAAACATGAGCAATTTATCTAAAGCATTTGGCGCTAAATTTGACAAAGATGCAATCCGCATTAGAAGTTTTGTATTTAACGGCCACACTTTTAAAGTAAAAGTTCCGTTAGCTGGAGAATATGAAGCGCTTTTTGAAACCGTAAATAATGCGGAAGAAAGTAAAGTTCTTCAATACTATCAAGAACTTACAAAAGATTTGTTAGCCAATAAAGACAAAGTAAAGCCTGAAGAAGAAGTTCAGTTTACTGAAGATGATGTAATTGTTCAGGGCCGGTCAATGAAAGAAGCCGCAAAGAATAAAGCCATTACAGAACAACGCATTGTTGGCCTAATTCGTTTACTTGTACCAGAAGAAAAAGACTTTGACATGTCAACCGTAACCTATGACATGGTTGAGGAACTATTCCCGTTTCCTGTACAGCTAGAACTTATTGAGCATATAGCCAATACAATTTCCCCAAATTATAAGGAAACTAGGGGAAAGTAATTAGGTCAGTCCGTAGGCAAGTCAGAGCCTATTTGACTGCACATGGAACTGACCCTGACACCGTAGATGAGCAGACCTTTACCGATATATGCGTTATGTACCATGACGGCATTATTGGGAACTATGGTTTGCTACAAGTATTGGGTAGCCACGCCGCAGGGTTCTTTAACAGTATGTTGCCAAAAGGCAAACAACCCTTTAAACTAAAGGACATAATACCTACCCAGTATGAGTATTTGTACCCACCGTTGACAGAACAAGAGAAAAAGGATCAGGTGAATCGAAGCCTAATGGCTTTTGTTCAAAGCAAACCTAATGCACCTAATAAGTTGTTCGGAGAATAGATGGCTATAAATATTGCACGACTAGGCGTAGTTCTAGGAATAGATACAGCAGAGTTTACCAAAGGTTTAGAAACGGCAAAGAAAAGAGTTGCCGAAATTGGTAGCTTTACGGCAAAGGCCGGTGCAGTAGCGGGGGCGGCATTAACGGCCATGACATACAAGGCCCTGCAATTTTCCGATCAAATGCAAGACCTTTCCGATGCTACTGGAGTAAGCGTAGCCAAAGTATTGCAAATGTCTAATGCCCTAGAACGGGCTGGTGGCGACTTTAATGGCGGCACAAAAGCCTTAGTTCGCTTTTCCCAAACTATTAATGAAGCCGCATCGGGAAGCCAGTCTGCCCAAGATGCCTTTGCTAAAGCTGGCGTATCGCTAAAAGATTTGGCCAGCCTATCTATTGAAGAACTGCTTAATAAAACAAGTCAGGGTATTGCTAATATTGGCGACAAGGCTACGCAAACCGGCCTAAAAATGCAACTGTTTGGTAAGTCGCTTATGAGTGTTGATATGAACACTTTTAACAGCTTTATTAGACAGGGCAGTGATGAATTTAGAGATTATGAATCGGCAATTAAAGCGGCCGCAGAAATTACCGACAGACTTGAACAAACATCGAATAGGGTTACATTAACCTTTATTCAAAAATTTATACCTTCTTTAAATTTATTGCTTTCTACTTTTGCAGACAAAGGCAGTTCTGCTTTCTATGTATTTGAGAAATCAATAGAAGGTGTTGCTTGGTTAATTAGAAATCTTACAGTTGGTATTGCAGGACTTAGTGCTGGTATTCAAACTCTTGGCGTTAGCGCGCAGGCATTTTTTGGGAAAATATCCAAAGACGATGCTTGGAAGCAAATGGTTAATATTGAAAACTCATTAAATAAGACCATTAATGAAGTAAGAGATTTCAATAAAGAAACAAAGAAAATGGAAATCCCAACCATGGGGCTTCCAAAAAGAACTGTAGAAGCAAGCCCAGAAGCCAAAAAGCAAGAAGAAATGCTACGGGTTGCCAAGCTAATTTCGATTGAGTACGAAAGGCAAGAATCATTCTCGTTAGCACAATTAGCCATTCGCAATCAAATGATTGGCATGACCAACGATGAACGCAGGGTTCAAGAATCTATTAATCAGATATTGATGCAAAGCAGTCAAAAGATTGACGAGATTACTAGAAAGCGTGAAGATGCGGCAGGGCGCGGCGCTGATGCAAGAGTGCTTGCTGAATATGATGCTCAAATTCAAATGGTTGAGCAGTTAACGCAAAAATATGTAGATGGCGCACGCATTATTGAAGCAAACTCTATTGCACAGCAAAGAACATTTGAGTTTGGATGGTCTAAGGCATTTAATCAATTTGCAGAAGATGCATATAACTATGGCAAATTTGCAGAAGATACATTTAGGTCTATCACTGACAATATGATGTCTGCTATTGATAACTTTGTAGAAACTGGCAAGTTTTCGTTTAGCGATTTTGCCGCAAGCGTTATTAAAGACCTTATTAAGATACAGCTAAAAATGCAAACCATGCAACTGTTTAGTCAAGTTGGTGGCGGTCTTGGAAAAATATTTGGTGGCATGTTTGGTGGAAGTGGTGGCGGGTGGCAAACATCTAGCACCGGACTTATGGTGTTGCCGGGCGCGGCAGACGGCGGAATGATTGACGGCCCAACCGTGGTTGGAGAAAATGGCCCAGAAATATTTATTCCACAGCGTAGCGGTACGGTTATTCCAAATCAGCAAATGGGTATGATG